CACCCGGCCTTTGTAATGATTCGGCACCAACCGAAAATTTGCTATTGAATGGAACAACCTGATTGTTTGCTGCCTGATGTGCCGGCCTTACTCTTGCATCATATCCCGATTTCCAAGTTTTCGTCATATCTGAACCCGGAAACAGATTCAATGCTGCCTGCTCTGTTGCATAATTGGCTGCATTCGTTGCCTCTGTCCTTACAATCCTGCGTGCCTGATAATCAGCCAAACCATCAAATTTTTGTCGCAACATTTTGGCCTGAACCTTTTCACCGGCTGACATAAATATTGGATCGGCCATAAATTGTCGCAATGTATTTGTCAATGTTGCCTGTGCCGTTGATGATACCATTGTCACCCTTTGGCCTGCCACCTGATTCCCCATAAATGCAAATGCATTAGCCCAAATGGATTGCATATTACCTGCATCGGCTTTCGGCAAATATTTTTCAACGTTTCGGGAATACCAATTTGCAAATTGTAAACCGATTTTGGAATACATTCCCTCGTACATTCCAACATATTTGCTGTCCTGAAAAAATCCCTGTGCGGAGGCCGATGTCATTGCCTTAACCTTTAAAAATAGGTCAATGGCATCATTGTATTCGGCTTTGTAAAACTCCGTAAAATCCCTGATTGATGTGCGTTCCGCTTTACTCAATTCCTTTTCGAACTCATCCGGCCAATTATCTGTCGATTGTGCCTTTTCCTCTTTCGGTGGATTAAATAGATTGCTACATACCGCCACACGTTGATCAATAGTGCCAAAATCATTGACAATATTAGGATCAACAACACAACGGCCCATAAAATCATTTTGGCTTTCACCTTCAAATGGTTTAGGCAATGGCATATTTAGTCAATTTTTAGTGACTTTGGATTCTCCAATGATGGCATTGATGGATTCTGTGCCATCAAATTTGCCGGGATAAAATAATCATCCATGAACGCATTTTCTATGTCCATTGCGTAATTCATTGCATCACGTTTTTCGTTTGGTGTAACCCACCACGCAGATGCCAACTGATTGACCAATTTATCAACTTCCTCTTGCATCTCGCTGATGGCTGTGAAATCAAAGTCAATGAAATATTCATCACCTTTGCCGTATTTTGGTGCCAACCAACGATTCAATTCATCACGTATCTTGATCAATTCAGGAATCACCGCATTCTGATAAAGGGCCTTTTTGGCTTCCTTCATGTTGTTGTATGTCGATGAATCCGTGTTGTTTAACAATTGAACCGGAATATTGTAGATATTACATAAATCCTTAATGGTGCCATTGTATTGCTCAATCAATGACAAATCTGATGCATTCAAACCAAAATTCACCCATGATAAATCCTTTGATGAAATTATCACATCACCTGCATTGGATGAACCTTGATATGATTTTCTAAATTTATCCTTCAATGCCTGACCTTGTACCTCAGTCAAATTACCATCCTTTGAAATCAACATACCACGTGATGTTTGATTCTGCAAATATTTTAATCCGGTGGTTACGGCTTCATTGTTGGCCGATAAAACACGCAGGCCGGCACGCAAAGGTGATTGGCCATATAGGTTTGAACCGCTGCTGTCGTAATCCGGATTAAAATCTTTTATGTGACAAATTAATTCGGGTGCCACCTCAATCATTGAATTATATTGAATTTTGTATCCTGCCACCGGCTGCATCACACCGCCTGAAACAATCTCAACTAACTGTGATGGCAATGAATATAATTCTGTGAATTTTCCTTGATTTGGCCCTGAATCAGGCCCGATTCCGTAGATGTAACGATTGCCGGTAAGTTTACCAAATGCAACTAATTCACCCAACCATGCAGAAAACGATTGCTCAGGGTTTGGTCGCTTCAATAATGCCTCCAATTCTGAATCCTTAACCTCCTCAAATGCTCTTTTGCGTAATATGTTGGCTTTGTACATTGCATTACCATCCATCACACCTGATGTCATTGCCTTGTATTGCTTTGCTGATCCCTCATTTGTAACCCTGTAAACGGTCATCGGGATTGTTGTTGCCGACTTAACAATCAGGTTAATAATGGAATAAATCGTTGCATTGCGTTGGTATCCATCACGAATGTATGTGACATCATTGTCCTCATTCATTATGATGTTAGTCCCTAGCCACGTATAAACCAATTTGTTGTATGCCGGATTTGTTCCTGTGGTCAATGCTTTGGCAATGGTCTGCCGGAATGTATCAATCAATGATGCCATCTGTATTGCTTTTTTTTCTCAAAAATAACGAATTAAACCACAAAAAAATCAGAACGATTTTTGTATTTGGTATAAACCCCATATCTAACCGCGTCACAGATGTGATTATGCTTGTCGATTGGTTTATTTATAATCGTTCCATCCTTTAATTGCTCCCAAAAATAAAACTGAAATTCATTGTGCAAATTATGTGATTCAATTGAACAATAAACATCATGTTCCTTTATTAGACTAATACCTGCCTTGATTGATCCTTCGCCTTTGATTGCAGGAATGGCCAAAATATCCATCTGCCTTAATTCTTCAATTGATTTTGGTTCCGCTGAATCACAATAGAAAATTCTGTCATTTAACTTTTTTTCTTTTATAAAATCAGCAATGTCCCGGTTAGTCATGCCCTTTTTGTACATGATTTCATGGATGTACAATTTATCACTTACTTTTGCCAACTGCACAATGGCCGTTGGATCGTGACTGAATCCAAAATCAAGCCCGTAAAACACATCATCAAATTCAGGGAAATCAGCCTTTGGAATGAATTGCCAATTAGGGAATATTTGGCGATCACTAAACACGGCACGTTTCCCCTCACCATACACCCTCCAATAATCCGGATCTTTGGCTTTTAATCTTTCAATTTCATTGACTAATTCATCCGGCAAAAACTTATTATCCAAATATGTTGTGATCCATGTGTCACAATCATCACGTGTGATGACCTCATCATAAATCCAATGCACCGGATCGGATGGATTAAAATCGCAAATCATCTCATCCGTTGTCCGCATTAGCAATTGCCGGAAATCCTCATGATCTAATTCATTGACCTCGTTGCAATAGCAAATATTGCGTTTCCGGCCCCTGATCTTTTGTGGTTCATCAACTGATAAAAATTCCACAACGTGACCACCAAATGTGTACGTGTTTTCCGATTTGTTGTGTTGGCCCACATACAGGATGCCTAAATTATCAAGAATTTCAAGAAAATCACGTTGGACTGATCCCTTTAATGCCGGCAATGTTTTCCGCACAATTGAAATCACCAATGGTTTTGGTGATGATGTCATTTTGTAAATCAGGTATTGACACAGGGCATAAGTCTTCCCCGAGCGGGTGCCGCCCTGATGTACTTTAATCCTTTTATTGCTGTTTATTGTCTGATAAAACTGAATGTTGCATTTCTGCCCTATTCGTTTTCGATTTGTGCCGGTGTCCATTCGATGATGGCTGATTCAATGCCTGTTTCATGCACAACCTCTGTGCGTTCTACGTAGCCTCTTTTCTTGCCTTTTGTTTTTAAATAGAAAATTGTTGCCGTTGTGTTGCCATCTTTAATTTGTCTGTGCAACTGCGATTCGGCAAAATCCAATGTCATGTCGGCCAATGCCTCTACCGCTTCACGATATTCCGGATCCTTTTGTATCCACTCATAATGCACCGATCTAGGGATTTCCGTTGCCTTTGATGCTGTTGTAACAATGCCCAATGATTTTTCAAGGGCATCCAACATCCGTTTCTTATTCAACTTTGTCACACGTGCATTCACCGCCATATTCTATTTTTTTAGTCTGCAATTTAAACCATTTTCAATGAAATGATTGTATGCCATTTGCCTTTGTTCCTCAGATTCAAAAACCACCTCAATAATAAATTGGTCTTTTGAATCGGCCGTTGGATCAATAGGCAATTCAAATCCCAATTCCTTATAAACCGGCAAATCGACACCCCAATCTGTTAAATCATCCATCGCCCATTGATTGGCCAACATATCCCAATCCCATTCACCAAACCCTACATTGTCGGTAATAATAAATCGTTTTTGCTGTTCCGCTGTCAATGCTGATGCTTTAATGATCGGCACACGTTTCAAACCGGCTTCAATACAGGCACGCAATCGCATATTGCCACCCAATACAATCATATTGTCATCAACAACGATTGGTCGCAATTGTAGCATTTCCGGGAAATCCTTAATGGATTGCACCAATTTTTTAAATTTGTCATCCTTAATCAATCGGGGATTGTTTGGATGTGGAATTACTAATTTGATGTTTACTTCCTCAATCATTTGTTTATCATTTTTGGCCAATTTTGATTGACAAAATGGTTTGTTGTTCAAATATTAACAATAAAATTTGCCGTCTATTCCGGCTGTCAGCATTCTATTTTGAAAAAAGGTAGTTAGTGTGCATATACCTAGTAGTCAGGACAGGATTTGAACCTGTATTTATACCACCATACAACTCCATCATCGAGTCTGCATAACTCTTGTTGTATGTGCGTTACCAATTCCGCCACCTGACTAAAATTGCCGTCTTTCCGTGCTGTCAAATTGGAATTATCACC